TTATTAAGATTTATTAAGATTTATTAAGATTTATTAAGATTTATTAAGATTTATTAAGATTTATTAAGATTTATTAAGATTTATTAAGATTTATTAAGATTTATTATATATACAATAAAATAAAATATAAGGTAATAATATATGTCCTGTCTAAAAAAAAATAAATTGATTAACGATACTTGTGGATGTATGAATGGTTCAAGTAATTCGCAAATTAAGCATCAAAATTTTTCATGTAATGCTGATTCAGAATTAATTGAAAATTTTTCATATGAACCTACAAAAAATATGTGTCATAAAACATGTTCATCTATTAGTACTACTAACATTATATTAGGATTATTATTTATAGTATTTTTATATTTGATTTACAATCAAATATTTAATAAACAAAAATAATTTCGAATAATATTATTTCGAATAATATTATTTCGAATATGCTTTTTTTAAATATTCGACATCTCTTGACAATTTAGCTTTATTTGGAGTAAGATTTTTTGTTAAATTGCGAATTAAATTAAGATGTCTTAATACAGGTAATTTAGAATATTTTATAGAGGCTCTTTTAAGTGAATCATGTCTCTTTTTTTCAGAATCTTTAATATTATAACCGTACTTTGATAGATGCATATCTCCACGGGGTTGTGGTAATCTTATTAAAGATCTCGATGGTTGTTTTGAAGATTTTCTAGAAGATTTTTTTGAAGATTTTTTTGATGATTGTCTAGAAGATTTTTTTGAAGATTTTCTAGAAGATTTTCTAGAAGTTTGTTTTGAAGTTTTTATTTGGACCATTAATATAATATATATATATATTATTTTAAAATTATGATATATTTTTATAATAATTATTATAAGTTGATATAGTATAATTAATTTTTATATAATATTATTATAAATTTTATATAATTATAATATATATATATGACTACGCCAAATGATGATTTTAAATTAGTATTGTTTTATGCCGATTGGTGTGGACACTGTAAAAATTATTTTTTAAAAGATTCTGATAATAAACCATTAACAATTGAAGATATACAAAAGAAAAAGGAAGATAAAGTCATTCCTTCTAATGTATATACGTGGCAAGAAATTAAAGAAGAAATCCAAGCAAAATGTTCGATATTAATTGAAGAATATGAAGAAGGTGATTTAAATGGTAAATATTCAAGTGATATTGATGGTTATCCTACAATTGCGATATTAAAGAAAAGTGGCAACAATTATGTATTTTTTACTAAATTTACTAAAAATAGAAGTAAATCTCAAGATTTCGTAGATCTAATACAAGAATGTCGAGGGGGTAATAATCGTAATACAATATCTTCAGACGTTGATTCTGAATTTACCCTTGCATTATTTTATGCTGATTGGTGCGGGTATTGTAAGAATTATTTTATAAAAGATTCTGATAAAAAACCATTAGATTTAAATGAAATATTAGAATATAAGAAAAAAGAAAATATCAAAGATTCTATTTATTTATGGCAAGAAGTTAAAGATTCTGTTAAAAATAATTTAAAAATTAATGTTATAGAATTAGAAGAATCTGACCCAGAAATTGAATCATATAGAAGTGCATTTAAGGGATGGCCTACAATATTTATGTTAAAAAAAGAAGGTTCTAAATTAATCCCCTATAAAAAATTCGAAAAAAATAGATCGGATATCAATGATATACAAACATTTATAAACGTATGTATAAAAAATAAACAAAACGGAGGGACTATCGATACATATAGATTAAAGTACAAAAAATATAAAGAAAATTATATTATTTTAGCAACAAAATATAATAATTTATTAAATAAATATAAACAATTACAATAAAAAAATTAATCTAATTCTTTTTAGATTTCGTATTAGAAGTAGTAGTAGTAGTTTTTTTAACAGGTTTACGTTTTAACTTTTCTCCTTCACTATCTTCATTCTCTTCAACTTCAACTTCAGAATCAGAATTAGAATTATCTTCAGATTCAGAGGCGACAACAGCAACAGGTTTAGTTTTGGCTTTAGTTGCAGTCTTTGAATCAGTTTTAGTTGCAGTCTTTGAATCAGTTTTAGTTGCAGTCTTTGAATCAGTTTTAGTTGCAGTCTTTGAATCAGTTTTAGTTGCAGTCTTAGATTTAGACTCCGACTTAGACTTTGTTTCCTTTGATTTAGGTTTAACTACTTCAACTTCAACTTCATCTTCTACTTCTTCAGCTTCTTCTGCTTCTTCTGCTTCAGCTGCATCTTCATCTTCACCTGCTTCATCTCCTTTAGAATTTTTAGTTTTTTTAGTTTTTTGCGAGGAATCTAATTTATGACATTTAAGACCACTAACTTCCCGTAATGTATTCGAACCAGTTGTAATAGAGATATCATATAATTTTGTATTAGCAAAATTATATTCTTCTAATTTAGTTTGAAATTCTGAAAAAACTTCATCTAATTTACTGTCTTCAACATTAACATATTTTAGCGTAATACCTGTCCCATAATATTGTACAAGTTCAGTCTGAACACTTGTTGGGATCTTTTCGGTTGAATTAAATATATAACTTGTATTTAATTTCATAACTCCTCCATAAGCGAAACCAACAGAACCTTTACTTGATTTTGATTTAGATGCCATCTTAATTAGTTAGTATGTATATTATAGTGTTTAAATAGGATTTAGAATTCTATTTTAAAATGTTATAATATCAATTTTTATTTTAACAAAATAAAAAAATATATAAATTACAAATATATATAGGATGTCCGAGTACAGATATTGTCGAGAATATATTCATAATAAAAAATCAAAGTTGCATATATTAATAGTAGATGATGACGAAAATTCATCCGAATTATTTAAAAGTATTATTGAAATGAGAGGGCATCGAGTTGATATACTTAATGAAGGTATTCGGTGTATAAATCTTATCCAACATAATACGTACGATGTTATATTTATGGATTATCATATTGCAGATATTGACGGGGTCCAACTTACCGAATGTATAAGAGATATATTAAAAGTAAAATCACTTATATTTGCATATACAGGAGACAATAGCGACGATGCAGTAAATTTATTTAAATTAAATGGTATGAATGGTGCAATAATAAAACCATTAAATTTAAATATAATTAATCAATTAATGTCGTCTATTGAAAATGGTAACTCTGATAAATCAAATATTGTACATAAATTAATGAGGTTGAATTCTAAATCGGTATTAACCTGGGATTAACTTAGGATTAGGATTAGGATTAGGATTAGGATTAGGATTAGGATTAGGATTAGGACAAAATCTGTTGAAACATCTCGATTAAATCTTTCGAATTGAATGGTTTAATTAATATCCCATCAAAATATTTCCTATTAATATTGTCTGGTTCATTTATTGTAATATCACCAGTTATTGCAATTATTTTTACGGTATGTGTTTTATCACCAAAAATAAATTTTAAATCTCCAATAGGTGTGGATGTAGCAGATACATTAGGTGTTGCAGGTAGAGAATCATTCATATATGAACGAATTAATTTAGTAGCAGAATAACCATCCATATGCTCCATATTAATATCCATAAATATTACATCATAATTATTTATCTTTGTTAATTCAAATGCAGATTGCCCGTTATTTGTTATCTCTATTTGAGAATCTATTAATGTTGATAAGATTGTTTTTAACAAAGATGAATTTATTTGATTATCATCGCATATTAATATTTTTGTAATTGTTAGTAAAATATTAGAATTAATTATAGGTAATGTCGGTAATGTAGGCATTGTAGGAGAACCCAATTTAATTGGGTGTTTAAATATAAATGTAGAACCTACATCGTACAGACTATGGATAGTAATATCTCCCCCTAAAAATAATGCCAAATGTTTGGATAAAAATAATCCTATACCATTTGAATTGGAGTGTGAATCAGCTGTATGAGAACCTAATTTAAATAATTCAGAAATATTTTCAGGAAGAATCCCAATCCCTGTATCTTGTATATTAAAATATATATCTAAATCATCCGAATGTATATTTATTATTATATTATTATGAACTTTTTTTTTTGAATATTTTATTGCATTCATAATTAAATTTGTTAAAATCTGTTTTACTTTCACAGAATCCGAATATATAAATTTAGGTGTATGTGGGTTAAAAAATAATTCAATTGATATATTTTTTAATGATTTATTTTCATTAAAGTTCTCTATAATTTCTTTTAGCAAAATATAGATATTTATTTTAGATATATTTAAACATAATTGTTTATTAATTATTTTATCAAAATCTAAAATATCATTTATAACGGTCCCCATGATATCAGATGAAGATATAATCATATTTAAATATCGACCTACAACAGAAGGTGTTGCTTCAAAATTTGCTTTGTTATTTTCTTCAAAATTTGCTTTGTTATTTTCTTCAAAATTTGCTTTGTTATTTTCTTCAAAATTTGCTTTGTTATTTTCTTCAAAATTTGCTTCGTTCGTTGCTTCAAAATTTCCTTCGTTATTTTTTTCGATATTCGTCGTTATATATTGTTTTAGAATACTCGATGCAAGGCTTATTGTTTGTAATGGATTACGTAATTCATGACTGATAATACTAATAATATTTTTTGGAATATTTTTTGAAGGAACTTCGACATGTTCAATAATAAATATATTATATATAAGATCTGCATATTCAATTGAATTAATACACAATTCAAATTGTAATTTTAATTTATTTTGATGAGATATGTTTATTTTTTTATTGCGGTATATACAATTTTGTAATAAATATGCTTTTAATTCGGGTAAAATAGCAATTATAGATACATTTTTATAAGAGATATGCTGCGTCGAAGATATTGATTGTAATAATGTTATTGCATTTGTATTATGATAACATATATCGTAATTATTTGTAGTAATAATTATGTTATTGCTAAGTGAATTTATTATTTCTATAAAAAAATTATAATTTATATTTGAATATAAATTGATTGGATAATATTTAGAATTATATATTAAAATACCTAAATATAGTAAAAATATTTTATAATCAATCTCTTCCTCCAATGATAATGTTAAATTTGTATCCGTAATTAAATGAAAATATCCCACAATGATATTATTAAATATAATAGGGTCTGATTTAGGATAGGGTTTTTTACTCAATGAATAATATTTTATTCGAGGACTGATATAATTCATGCATTTTTCTATAAAAATTTCTATAAAAAAATTGTTTTCTATCCCATTTAAATATGATTGATAAGCTTCGTTAAAATATTTTATTATATACATTATATATAGATGAATAAATATTTTATAGGGATTTTACTTATTATCGTAATTGTTTTCTTATATATAAGAAATAAAAGAGAGAATATGGGAGTTGTATCAAATTTATATACAAATAATCCAAATACTGATACAAAATCTACAAAATCTAATACTTATGCAAATCAAATAGTAAATATAAAATCTGGAACTAGAACATACGATGATGCATTATTTGATGATGTTAAATCTTATGAGAATGATCCAAATGATGAATTAAATACGGGTGTGTATAAATGCCTTGATTCTTGTTCAGGTGCATGTGTTGAATATGGAATGACTGGACTCGCATACTGTTTTCCTAAAGAAAAAAATTGAAATAACAAATATATTAATAATTCTATACGATTTGATATAATATTATCGCCCTCACACACATCATATAACGTGCTCTAAGCATTGCATACTGAGTGTAAGGACTTTTTTTGTTTTTTGTTTTTGTTTTTGTGAAAAATGTCGTTTATGGGGTACCCGAATAACATGTCGACTGGACCAAGTATTCCATCCAGTATGGCTGGTCAGGTGGTATTCATAGGAGGACAACCATATCTGGCTCAACAACATTTTGCACCGCAAATTTTTGCGGTGCAAAGTACTCCTCGATTGCAGGTATTTCATTCACCGAGTTCCAGTTCGAGTTCCAGCGGTAGACGTTTTTGCAGTGGATGCGGTCGCAGTCATTCATCAGGGGACAGTTTTTGCAGTGGTTGTGGTCGTCGTGTTTAGTTTGGTCTTAGTTCTTAGTCTTAGTTTGGTCTTAGTTCTTAATCTTTTATTTATTTTAGTTTATTTTGTATATATAATATTTTTTTATCCAATTATATAATATATAATATATAAATATATGGATAATTATTATATAAAATATTTAAAATATAAAAATAAATATATAAATCTTCAATCGAAACTTAATTCAAATCTTAATTCAAATCTTAACAAGAATCTTATCCAACTAGGTGGGAACAAATATGAATGCGACCCTAATACAAATTTCAGTGCAATATGTAAGGAAAATCCAGATGGTCTTTATAAAAGTAAAGCTTCTTGTCAGAATGATTGCGAAGGGAAATATATTAGTAAACAATTATCAATGTCTATAATTCGGCACGAGAGGTATAAATTTGTTGGGTTTATTAAAGATTTAATAGAGGCGAAAATTAATGTCTATATAGTCGGGGGGAATGCACTTGGTTTAAAAATACTCTCTATGATTGCTGAAAAATATCAAGGTGCAAAATTTGAAGAGGTTTTTCAACAATTCTTACTATTAGAATTGATTAAAGATTGGGATTTCTCAGCGTACACACGTAAACCAATTACAACTGAAGAAAATGATGAATTTGATAAACTCGCCACATCCTATAAACTCGCTCGTCGAGCTAGAACATTTATCCTATATCAAGCGCATAAACCACTTGAGACCGATTCTAAAGCATTATTTGAAATAAATATTCAGGAAAAAGATGATTATGCTACATTAGAGGTACCCATTTCTAGGATGAAAATTAAAATAACTCAACAAAATCTGAAATATATATTCATGTTTGCACATAATTTTTTATCCTATAAAACAAGTAATATGCCGTTTGATATGGAACTTATTAAGACGATGACAGGGAAAATTCATATTGAGATATTACCTCATCATAATGGGTTATTCAAAACAACCTCTGAATCTTTTGATGATGGTTCTTTGTCGACAGATTTATTAAATATTATCTCAGATTTTAGTTCAGAATGTGCGGAATATGAGCAATTTTTAATTGTTCAGATTAAGCAACCCGATAGAATATTCTATAGGCTTATAGAGAAGAATATCCCTAAAAATGACCGTATAGAAAAGTTTTTATTAGAAAATAATATTTCTAAGAACAAACCATCTTGGTTATTTGATTCTGAAAAAATTCGGTCCCTGATACAATCTTTCCTAAAGGCTTTATCCAAACATATGGTTCGGATATATGAACGAAACATTTCGACAAGAACGGTTGAAGAAATCTTAACTCTTATAGATGAGTTTTATACGAATATAGATTTAGGTAGGGTTGCAGATTTCCATGAATTATTTGAAGAGGAAGGCATGAATTTAGTTAGATTATGGTTAGGTGATATTTACAAACTAATTCAGAAGGATATCGCAAAGGCTAATGCAACGTTAGAAGGTGATCGCATAATGAGTCGAAAAGAGAAGAATAATAAATTTATCCATATGTTATGGTTTTTAGAAGGACAAAATTTATTTAAAATTTAATTTAATTTATTTAAAATTATTTTATAACCTATTTAAAGTTTTAGTTATATAATAATTCATCCAGCCAAGATACATTATATCTTGGTTGGATATATATATGTTAGAGTATATTAAGATATACTCTAATCCACATTTACAACAAAAAAAATAATAAGTATTATTTTTAGTTATAAATTCATATATATATGTGCTATGTGCTATGTGCTATGTGCTATTTGCCAAAATCATATTCTTTTAGTATGATTTACGAATACAACAATATTTGTATTTGTCATGTGTTTTAGGTTAAGATTTAAAATAAAATAAAAATATTTAGGTTCTTTCTAATAGATTCATTAAATCTATTATGTTTTGTTTAAAATTGTAAAAAAGAGTTATATTTAACTCAACTAAGCTATGGTTCTATAGCTCAGTTGGTAGAGCAGTGTGCTTATAACGCAAAGGTCGTGGGTTCGAGCCCCACTAGAACCATATAGCCTCTATGATGTATTGGATGCATGACAGCCTTCTAAGCTGTTCGGCAGGGTTCGAATCCCTGTAGAGGTAAAAAATCCCATAAAATGTTATGGGTCGCAACCTAAATCGTTGTGTTATAATCATTAAATTTAATGGTATTTTTTATTAAAAATTTATTTTTAATAAAAATTGATTTAATATTATTTTAATATCGTTTTGTGTGATATAATATTAATAATATTAATAATAACTTATTACGTTAAAGCGTATTAACGTAATAACTTAATAAATCGTTCTGAATGGATTCATTTAACTTTACTAAACGAACTTACGACGATTCTTTCGACGTACCTTTTGTTATGACGAATATGATTGATATGATTGATATGCCTAATATGAGCAAATCTAAACGTCTTTGTATAGAGGTGGAAGAAACAAATAAACGAAAATGTGTTTTTTCTGACGAATCTGAAAATAAACATGTCAAACCAAATGTTAAATTATCAGGATATAATCTATTTCAAAATGGTTCTATGACATCACATGATGATTTTTGTAATGATATACATGAAAGTTTAAAAATGAATTGTATCAATAAATCAGATACTTAATATTACACTTAAACATAACCTAAACCATGGCTTTTCTTTGGATGATTGCATACAGTTATTTATTCCAATTTTATTCCAATTTTATTTTTTATCATTCCATGCATCTTATCGCAACTGCCACCACTTGGAATGTTGTAATTCTTTATAAGTACAATTATTACATATAGCTGTTTCAGCTTTAAAGTTTTTACATGAGTATAATTTATGGTCTTTATTCTTATGATTATTGTACGTGTGATTACAATCAGTACACTTTTCTTCAGATTTGAATGTAAATTTGTTACAAGGGCAATCCTTTTTATTATGTTCATTGCGTGTATGTTCACATTTTTTACAATTGGTCGTATCAGTAAATTTTCTACTGTGAGTAGGTTGTTTAGGTTTGCTTACAAATCCATTACAAGTACAAATTGTTTGATTTTTCTTTTTTCCTTCACAACAATTATTATTATCCCCCCCCCCCTATTTGTCTTTTTAATTCCAAATATTTTGCTTTGTATTTGAGATATTTTGAATAATAATCAATTTTCATTTCTATAATATAATATAATATAATATAATAAAGTTTAGCATTTTTTTTCATGACATGTTTTAGAATGTTTACATACACTACATATGTTGAGGTCTGCTCCTTCTTTTGTAGGAGGATGAAAAAATTTACAATCACACTTAATAGGACCAAATCTTCCACGTGCTGGTTTCATAAATTTACAATCCTCCCCTCCCCCTATTTGTCTTTTTAATTCCAAATATTTTGCTTTGTATTTGAGATATTTTTGCTGATAATTGATTTCCATAATATAATATATAATATATAATATATAATATTTTTTTATACAATTTTATATAAAAAATTGATTAAATTATGATTAAACTTATCATATCATATTAAGTTATAATCATATTAAATTATAATCATATTTAAATACACCAATCTATAAAGTACATAATAATAAAATGGCAACTAGACAACCCTATTTATATACAATATCTGACCAAAAAATTACAGAAATTGCAAAAAATGTTATCGAAGATTTGTACCATAATGAACTTATTGTAAAATACGTTCATAATGGAAAACCCATTCCAAGCTTTCATGATAAGTTAATTAACCGAAAGATCCCATCAATCTATACAACCATTGAAGGATATGTATCATTAGATTGTATTTTGATAAATGCAATTAAATTCAGTTATAATTTATCATCGCGAAATATTACAAACTCTGAAATCAAATCATACAGAGAGGTATTAGAGAGGACTAGGATAAATCTTAATATGCTTAAGAAAAAATCAGATTCTGGTGAAAATATTGACCCAAATGATATCGCTCAGAAGGAATCCGAAATTGAAATTATTACATCAAAAATTGATGAATTAGGTTCTATGTCATCAATTCACCCAGAAGTTAATAAAAAAATTTTAAATACGGCAGAAACAACTTATAATATTTTATTAAGGAATGATTTTTACCCATCTAAATTATATCAGGAAATTTGTTCATTATTGTGCGTAAAAACAACTAGATACCATCGTGAGAATTCTTATTCAAATTCTTACTCAAATTCTTACTCAAATTCTTATTCCGGGTCGAGATATTCTCGAGATCCTCAAGATCCTCGAGATCCTCGAGATCCTCGAGATCCTCGAGATTCTTCAAGAAATTCTTCAAACTCTTCCTCAAACTCTTCCTCTTCAAACCCTTCTGAAAGATATCCCCGAGAAAGACGGATTTATGAATCTACTTATCGTCCAAATTATAGTTCTTCACAAAGAACTTCTGAAAGATCTTCTGAAAGATCTTCTGAAAGATCTTCACAAAGAACTTTGCAAAATTCTAACTCGGCTCAATCTACTCAATCTACTCAATATACTCAATCAATATCATCTCAACCCGAGTCAAATTGTTATGTCCCTCCTATATTTCGAAAGGAGAATTTTGAACTTAAACAAAAATTAGATTCCGGTTCAAAATCAGAATTTGAATCAAAATTGACATTTACATCACCGCTTGAACAGACCTTCACACCGACACTTGAACCGACACTCAAATCTATGTTTGAACCTAAATTAAACGATGTACCTCAAATATTCTCACCAAAAACTCCTAAAAATTTAGGCGTATGGAATACACGTTCCGAAGCAATTTATAAATTAGCAGACCAACCCGTTATAAAAGAAGAATATATAAATGATGATTGGGAAAATATTGCAAACGAATTTTAATTAAAAATATTTTTTAATATAAATATTTTTAATATAAATATTTTTTAATATAAATATTTTTAATATAAATATTTTTTAATATAAATATTTTTTAATATATATAATTATATATGTCATATACACTAAAAATTGTTTTAGTAATTATGTTAATAGTTGTGATTGTATATATACATACACTTCATATAGAAAATTTTGCTACAACATCACCTATTTTTTCTACCGAATCCATACAAAATATTACATCAATGTATAATAATAACACTTTAACTGCGACAAATATTGTTGCGACAAAAAATATTGATACGAGTGGTAATCTTAGTGCCCAAAATAAATCGTTTATTGTAGATTCTAGTGGGATACATTTTAATTCATTTAATGTCGATTCTAGTGGTAATCTTACTATTGTAGGAAATAATAAATTTTCAATTGATGCAAGTGGTAATCTTAATTTATACAAAAATAAAGCTAGATATATAAGAGTTGGTAATAAAAATTCTCCCATTGCAGTGGATTATTGGACACTTCAGGAATTTCAAGCATACGATAATACATTTAATAATGTTGCATTAAATAAACCTGTAACTATTACAACAGGTACACCAATGGATAATACTGTTCCAGCATCAAATATAACAAATGGCAATATATTTAATAATAATCCAAATCCTCAATTAAATGTAAATCAAACTGATAATTGGCAAAAGGGGTATCATGGAGGTACTGGATTTAATGAATTAGAAATTGATTTAGGTTCAGAAATATATTTATCACAATTTGTTTTATATGCCAGATGGCAAGGTAATTTTACTCAGAGACTTAATGGTACTACAATTGAATTATTAGATAATAATCGTGTTCGAACAAATATTATCTTTACAGGATTATGGTTGAATAGTTTATGTCGAACTTTTATTATTTAATTAAAATATTTTTTATTTAATCAAAATTTAATAATACTGTATTAAACAATAATTAAATATATTTTATATACGATGGAATCAGTATTAAATATAAATGAAATAAATCAAATAAATCTTATAAATCTTATGGATTTGAACGATAATCAAAATAATTCAGATGACGACGTATCAAAATATAATGAATCATCAAAATTATTTCTCAATTCACATACCGAAATCAATACGAATACAGACCTTGAAGAAGATATAGATCTTACAGATATATATCCGACTGAAATATATCCGACTGAAATATATCCGACTGAAATAGAACCTTTACCAACAACAGAACCGATCCCTTTTGAATCAGAGTTAGAGGAAAAATTTAGAGCATATAATGATAAATATAATAAATCTAATCCAAATACATTATTCGCAATAAAAAAAATTGGTTCAAGTGAATTAAGGACCGAAATTATAACTAAATATATTCGACCCCAATTAATATCAAATATAAATGATGCATTCATATGGAGAAATCGATGGGGGTCAATATCTCAGATGTTTTATGGAACATCTGAGATATTTACTTTTGCACAAACTATAATTTCATTTATAATTGCCGCCGATGATCAATCAACACTTGCATTAATTGCTGGAATTATTGGAATAATATCACTTAGTTTTAATCGATTTGGTTCGTACGCAACTGCATCGTCAACCGCTAGAACAGTTCAAATAAATGATATCATACATTTAATTGGAATTAAAGATAAACTACCAGATTTAATAACGCATAAAGAAGATTAAGTCTGACAAGCTGAATAAGCTGAATAAGTCTGAATATGTTATTCGCATCGATTAGTTAAGATCGATGTAAAATACCAAATAATTAAAAAATCCAATACATTTATTCCAATAATTAATCTCTCCATATTATGATTATTATAAGTAATATTAAAAAATTTAAATATTTCCTCAAGAAATCCATTAAAATGTAATGGTAAAAATGGTGCATCTGGGAATTTCTTAAAGATTTCTTTATTTTTTTCATTTTGTTCTTTCTGTGTCAATATGCACTGATTCGTATTTAATGCCCATAAAATAGGTATCATATATAATAAAATCAAATATAATGCTAAATATTTTATTTTATTTTTAGGAATTATATTTATTCTAATTATATACAACAATGCATAAAGTATTGGAAAGAATACTATTACTAAATGAATAAAACTTAATAAATCCATATTTTTTTTATAATATTATTATATATATTAATATTATACATATTATAATTATATGAAAACATATTCTTATGGAATTTTTATATTTACCCGAGACCTCAGATTGGAAGATAATACATCTTTACTTTTGGCATTACGAGAATGTGATAAGATTTTACCTATTTTTATATTTAATCCAAAACAAATCTCCGCAAAAAATTCTTATAGATCGAATAACGCCGTTCAATTTATGATAGAATCTCTCGACGCAGTCAATGCTGAACTTGTTGAATATAAGAGTAGATTATTCTACTTCTATGGAGGTCCATCAGATATTATAAAAAAATTAATATCAGTAGAGAAACCTGATAAAATTTATATTACACAAGATTATACTCCATTTGCCATACTCAGAGAAAAATCTATAGAAAAAATTTGTAAAAAATCCTCAATAGAATTTTCTTCGAAAGAAGATTTGATGTTGACTGGAGTTAATTCTGTTACTAAACCCGATGGGACTTTCTATGTTAAATTTACCCCCTACCATCGAACTGCTAAAACACTTCCCGTGCGTAAACCTCTTTATTTAACATCAAAAGACAAGAATTCATTCGTTAAGAAATCTCATAAGATATCTTTCGAATATACCAAAGATATACATAAATTTTATACACCAAATCCGGATATCTTGGTCAGAGGAGGCAGACCCCATGCATTGCGTATATTAAAATCTATAAAAAATTTCTCATCATATAATACTTCCAGAGAAGTACCATCCGTTCACGGGACAACATATTTATCAGCGTATCTAAAATTTAATGTCATATCGATAAGAGAGGTATATGAAGTATTTAAGTCAAAGTTAAGTTCTTCTAATAAATTATTAACACAATTATATTGGAGAGATTTTTATATGCAAATTATGTTCCATCACAAAGTAATACACCATGCAATGAAACCTTCATATAATAATATTCAATGGGAAAATAATCCAACTTGGATAAAAAAATGGAAAAATGGTACGACTGGTATCCCAATAGTTGACGCAGGAATGAGACAATTAAATAAGATTGGTTGGATGCATAATAGACTTCGTATGATCGTTGCAAATTTTTTAGTAAAAATTTTACGATGTGATTGGATGATCGGAGAAAAATATTTTGCACAAAATCTAGTTGATTATGATCCGGCAAATAACAATGGTGGTTGGCAATGGTGTGCGTCAACTGGGACTGATTCTCAACCATATTTTCGTGTTTTTAATCCATGGAGACAAGCAGATAAACATGACCCAGAATGTTCATATATAAGAGAATGGATTCCTGAATTAAAAGATGTTCCAAATAAAGATATTCTAAACTGGGATACAAAATATCATCTCTATACGAAAATATCATATCCTTCACCGATTGTTATGTCTATTCAAGATGAATTTCAAAAGACATTAAAATTGTTTAAAAAATCTTAATAAGATCTTAATAAAATTGTTTAAAAAATCTTAATAAAATTGTTTAAAAAATCTTAATAAAATTATATTATAAGCTTAAAT